TCATGGTGATTCCCCAACCCCGGGTCGTAGAATCCACTGAAGGAAACTTCACCGACGGAAGAATACCCCGTTTGCGAAAACGCTCGCCCGACCGCGCCGTCCAGAGTCGTGCAGTCATAGACTTCACTCTCTGCGCCTGTGTACGTAATCGAGTCCAGCTGAGCCCGTGCTACAAGCGTAGTGCTGATTTCCTGCTGCAGCACGGTTCCCTTAGATGCTACTTTTACCATGATTCAACCTTTCGTAATGGTTGCCGTATCGTCGTTGAATGAAAGTCGACCAGCCGTAACAAGGTAGCCGTGTCGTCCACCGTCCGTAATCACCAGCTCACTGGGAATGTTGATCCTGACCCGCTTAGCGCGACCGAGAAGCTCACCAGTTTCAAAATTGTAAATGCTCCATGTCCCGGTATCTTTGTGCCAGTCGATTTTCATCGAAGAGCCGCTCGCAATCCGCGAACCTTAATTCTCTGCCTCATCTTTTTGATGAACGTCTTTTGCATCTGATTGACAGCGACGCGAGCCGCAGCACTGGACGATTTCGCGTATCCGACCTTCACCGGTTCCGGTCGACCCGTCTTCTGCCACATGCGTCCTGTACGTCGTCCGGTTGTGTGCTGAATACGATCTTTTGTTCCAATCAGATACCAATGAACATTCTGCTTCGACATGTGCTTACCCGGCCAGCTGCGGCCCGGCGTTCGTCCATATCGCGGGTTATGCGTGTTTCCTTTTCGTCCAACTGAACCACCGACCTTCGCGAAGATCCGGTGATCAAGTCCACGTCCTCGTTTGAATCGATGAGCGATCGTCGCTCTGACACTCGGATGTTTGATTTCCCGTTTGATTGCTTTGGCAATCAGTTTCATTCCTGCTCGCATCCCAGCGACGACTGCCGGCCGTGCGACTGACTTATTGATCTTGTGTAGGTTCTTAATCGTTTCGTTGACACCACTGATGCCAAAGAACTCCGCGCCCTTCTTTGCCACGCGAGGCCCGGTATACGCTGTTTTGGGAGCAACTGGAGCCATATCTAGCTGGTCCTTAACTCGTTGCCAGCCAGATCGAACCCGGTCGGCTCGCTGACTTCGTAAGCGGACGCTCCATCCTTACGTGCTCTGATCCTGTAGGTCGTCCGAGCTGTATCGGACCAGTCCCATTCTGTTTCACCGAGTTCCCGAGTCTCGACGGACCACGTATAAGTGGTGCCGTCGATTACCCGGACAATGATGTCCCCACTGGCTGGTGTCAGACCTGCGAGATCTGACACCCTGATTAACCAGTCGGATATTTCAACAACCTGCTCAGCACCCCCCACATCGATGGGGAGCTTCATTGTCGCGCCCTGAACAGCATTGCTGATGGTTAATGTCGTCGCACCTTGAGTGTACGTAACAGGAGACCCGGCAATACCCCGGAGCGCTGTCAGCCCAGCTGAAATAGCAGTCTCAAAGAACGACGGCATGATTAAACTTCAACCGCTTCTGTGATGCTGATTGCATCAGTAACGACGATTGGCACGCCATGCGATTCCACAGGAAACGGAGCAGGAGCACCAGTGGTATTAGTGGCTGTTCGTGACTGCTGCAATTGCTTCAGCGACTGCCGATGCATCACAAGAACGTCCGGTCCCATGTTCGCAGGGAACTCCGAAATCATGTCTGAGACCAAGTCATCATCGAGACCGGCACCAGAGTCAGACGCATGCAGGTTCGCAATTCGGCCGGCCGAGAACGACCCACCAAGTTGAAGCCCGATATAGGCTGAGCTGGGGGTGTAGTACACAGGGAAACCACCAGTGGATCCGTCCAACGTCGCTTCAGTGACAACAGTGTCACCAACATCAAGTGCCAATGCAGGAGACACCAGACGAACGTCATCAAAGCCCAGTCGCAGGCCATAGACACTTGACTGAGTACTGGCAGTCGTTCCACCAGCATTGATGACCATTGCATCAGCCAGAGCATCGAGATAAGTCGATGCCAACAGACCAACAAAACCAGCCGCATCACCAGGTGATGTCACGCCATAGATGATCTGCTGTTCGAGGTCGAACATTGCAGCCTGCAGGTGACGCATGCCTTCACGAGCGATATACGCCTGCGTTCCATCGCGCCAGCTGTCAGCAAGCGCCTTGTCAGTTTTCCAACTCATGTCCAGGATCGTACAGGTCGCTGACACGACCGTGTCGATTGAGCTGTCGTAGTCCCGTGGAGTATTCACCGCACGCCAGAACCCGGTAGGGGCTCCGGTGTAAGTATTGTGCTTGTGCGTACTCGAACCATCCGACGTGTCGGAAATCGTCATTCTGGACACCAGTGGTGCCCGTTCAAGTAGATTGCTCGTCTCCGTGCGATCTACATCCAACGCATCCGCGACAAAGTCCGCGACTGCATGAAAATCCGATGCCATTGTTACTGCTCCTCAAGAGAGTGATAGAGAGTGAAAACCACTCTGCTGGAGTTAGTTATTCTGTCCGTGAATCTTGATGCGATTTGCGAAAGTTCGTTCTTTTGCTTCACCGTTGACAGGTGCTTCAGCAAAGTCTCCGCCTTCGTCTTCACCGATACTCAGTGATTCAAGACGAGATTCCAGTCCCTGAATTTTGACAGCCTGTGCCTTGCAAGCGCCATCGAGTTCTTCGATCTGCTTCTCCAGAGCATCAGTAAAGCTGACATTTTCCATGAACCATTTCGTACCGTTCTCGCTACCGAAACGGCTGACGTATCGATTCAGTTCCGCGGTGAAATCATTCCGCGTCGGAGCCGCATCGACAACTTCTTCGTGAGCTACATCAGACACGGTTTCACCGCCCTTCTGTAATGACAATTGATGACGTTCAAGAAAGCGTGATACGAATTGCGCGAGGCGATCCGGATCAACGCTGAACTGTGACACATTCGGCCGAACGTCGGATAAGCCGAGTGCGTATTCCAAAACCTGCTCCCCTTCGATGGCAGCTTCCTGCCCTCGCTTAAACAGCCCATCTGGATTCGCTGCGGGTGAATCAACCACATCGGCTGATCGTAACGCTGCCAGTTGTGCATGCACAAAGTTGTTTGTGTTCAGTTCGTCCGGCGACGTGAAATCACCGTCCTCTGTGTTTTCCGCGGTGTGTTCCTCGACAGAATCCATGTCATGATCGAACACTACTGAGATACCGAAATCCTCCGGGGTTTCCTCAGCGAGCGTCATGACATAGTCAGCCAGATCGCCATCCGGAGTTTTGGTTGCAGCATGCTGAAAATGAAGGTCCGCCAGTACCTGATCCCCATGCACTCTGGCATTCCGGACGCGACCCAGCTTTTGACCAACTCCATCTGAGCTGAGACCGGGATGCGTGAACCGGGTTTTCATACCCGGTCGGTTCCCGGAGGAGGAAGCATTGATTGAACCCGCGACATCGGAAAGGAATCCCTGATCCACCCAGAGGTTGTGACCCAGTGCTTCCCCGCGCGTGATGACAGACACATCTTCGATGAGGCCAGCGTCAAACACGCCGGCATGCCGCGACACTTGCACATTCGGTGCGCGAGCGACGGACGTTCTGAAATGGACAGGTTGTTTTGTGACAGGATCCGTCATTCGTCTGTATCCCCGCTATTGTCATCAGGCACGCCCAGTTGTTCCGCTTCTTCCGGTACGAAGCTGACTTCCACGTCCATTGATTCAGCGAACGCTTTTGCTTTTGCGATCTCTTTGATGTTGTCCTCGAATTCACCTCGCCCACGTTCTTTGCAGATGCGATATGGGTTATCGAGTCCGGCAGCGATCGCCATGACATCACCTTTGATTTCTTTTGCTGGATCCCACCATGGCATGCCAATGGGGACCCATTCGAAATCAACGTCATTAATTGTCATGCCGGCAGGCAACGTCAGCAGTCCGCGGCTGATCCAGATACGCATCCACCAGATGGTGATTTGGCGTAGCACTTCGATCACGTCAGCGCGCTTCGCGCGACATGATCTTTCATATTGCATAAATGCTGATTTGGATCCGAAGAAGTTGGTGAAGTCTTCTTTGTAGAACGAGAACGGGATGTCGAGGGCTTTGAGTGCCATCCCCAGGACCAGATTCAGGAAATCCTGCGTATCTGAACCGGGATTATCGGTCTTAAGGAATTTCGCGTCTTCACCCGGTTCGAGTTCGAGCTTCACCGGCCCTTTGCCGAAATCGACTGTGTAGTCATTGCCCGACTTGATCGTCTCACCGATGCCATCTGTAGCGCTGTCAGTGATGACCATCGCAAACAGCTGTTCGACTTTCATTTTCGCGAGCGCGAAGTCGATGCCTTCGTACAGGTCACGAAACGAGTTAAAGGCGCAGGCCAGCGGGGAAACGCCACGCACTTGGTCAAACCGGAACGATGAGTCGAAGCACGCATGCTGAATCATGTTACGAGCCGGCACGCGCTTCAGAAACTCGTTGAGTCCATGCTCGCCACGCTTGTGTAATCCCCAGCCGAGCGCTCGACCGTCTGCGTCGACGTTGCAACCATTGAACCAGCGTTGGTCACGTTTGATATCGTCCGGGTCAGCGATCAACTCCGATTCAACCGCCTGTAACCGGCCGCTTGAGCGTTTCACGAGGAAGACATCACCGTCGATGACGCGGCGGCCCTCAAGCATCCGCATGAGTCGCGGAAATGGATGCCGTTGTGCCTGGTCGCAGTTATGCGAGCGGGATTGGACCTTAACCAGGTCTTCAATCTGTTGATTCAGCTCATCGCTGTCAGTTCGAACCTGAAAGTCGAACTGCGTACAGTAATCGAGATGTTTGCGAATCACCCAGCTGACTGCGGAATAATTGCGGACCAGATCGCGGCCAGTGCCGATGATCTTTTTGCGGTCACGATGCTTGAGCTGTTCATCCTCATATTTCAGGACGGCGCTCGCGGCTTTACGTTTCCCGGTCGACGCGACCGCGTCGTATCCGGAAGTGAACATTGTGGCAATACGATTCTTGACAGCGGTCAGCATTACACGCCTCGATTCATTAGAAACGAGGTGACGCGAGGTTTGCGTTCTGCAACGCCAGCAAGTCGCGAGATCTGCCGATCAAGGTCGTGTTCGACCGACCGCATGTCCCGCATGTTCGCGAAAGTAGTCGCCTGAGAATCCACGCTGCACTGAAACACACCGGAACGGATTGCCCGCCGGATATTGTCCCGGTCAGTGATTAGTTGATTCAGTTCTGAACTCGCCATGCTCAGAGCGTGTCTTCTTTTTCCCCTGATTCAATGCGTCTTTTCCGGACGCCCGGAGTGCAGGACGGAAATATCCAATAATCTTGTATCGCTGCCCGCATTCCCTGCATGTGGTATGCGACCAACGAGCCATCGTATATGGCTGCTTACTGAACGGAGCTTTTCCAGATATCTCGCGTTCTTTGAACTGAACCCGTTTCACACCATCAAGTTCATCTCTGTCGGTGCAACCGCATTTCGGGCATGCCGGTGGCACTTCCTGAACGCACTCCAGAGGTTGACGTTTCTTTTTTGACATCACAGGTACTGGACTTTCTTACGTTTTCGCGCGGCAGGCACAACTGCTTCCTGGGCGGTGAGTGTAATCCCGAGCATCGAAGCGGCAACGCAGCATCCCACCATACAGTCAAAGTAATGGTTGTCCCGCTGCTTCGGATTCGTCCATTCAATGACCCGATTGCCCGTCCCGATGTCTTCGATCTCTTTCGGTATCTCCGCCGTGATTTGGTCGGCGATCATCTGATGATGCCGCGGTGTCTGCTTATAAAGGTCGATCGCCCCGGATTCGCCCTGCATCATCTCCATTCGACGCATAACGAACGTCTTCCAGTAATTCACGTCCATATGCACGGCGCGAGACTGATCCCGGTTCCGGACCATCTTCCAATACTTGCCGTACCGCTCGTTCTTCTTTGCTTTGCCATAACACAACGGTGTACTGCTCGCTTTGATGCTCCGGCCCTTCGACGGCATGAGGATCGCCCCATAGTCCGACCTGCGGCAGAAAGACCTCACCAACTCTGTATGCTCCCCGTCACCTTCGTCAATAAGGATTCGGTCGCACTGGAATGTTCCTCCGGTCTCCCTGTCCCACTCACGCATCAGATAAGCCGTGAGATCCTCCA